TGTCTTTATCTATCAGGCTTCGCTCAGGTGCGTTTACTTATTTGTATCCATTATGCAGTTTTAATGCAAATGAGATATGAGAAGTTCACACGCATCTTCCTAGCAATTACTAAGTATCGAACTAAACCCTTTTAGTTTTCACTTAGCTACATTGTTCTTTATCTCCTTTTGAACCTTCATAATCAAGTATATCTGATCATCCGGCTCTTAGGTTGTTATTTCAACAAAATAGCAAAGTCTTTAAGCTGAAATTCAGACCTTTACTTAGTTGTGTCTTCCATAATTTCCATCATAACAAAACCTTCTCCTCATACCACCCGAGGTTTAGGTCTTGTATAATGTGGAAAACCTTTCCATAAATCTCAGATATGAGCGTGAGAGACCACTTTTGTGGCCTTACGATCATCTGGATTGTCAAGAGCAGTTAAGAGGGCTAGAGAATGTCTTAATTCGTTATATTGAATTAAATGACTTCCATCCAACTTAAGCTCACCAATCTCATACTCATCGTTCACCTTTGAAGCGATGGTATAAGTCTTAGTGTCTATATCGTAATGGTCATCAACGAATCGAGAGACGAGTTCTGAGTAGATTGCTCTAAAGACTGTATTAACTTCAGTCCAAAGTGCTCCCTGACCCATATCGTATCGATCGGATCATTTCTCCATACTACTGTAGAACAGTACGCCTGGATCTTTAATCCATTTCTTCATCTCAGGCCGAAGCCGATTGATCCGGGCTCGAAGCTCTCTAACACGAGAGATCAAGACCTTTTCAAAACCTTCATGAAGTGTGCACACCTTATCTTGGTCAGGGTTGATAACCCATCTAAGATTAAGCCAATGATTTGGCTCTAAAGGACGCACTCCCCAAGGAGATCAATAAAGAATGGCAAGATGCCGTATTCTCGATGGTAACTCTGTTAAGTAACGAGTTAACCGTCCACGGACCTTATAACCGTAACCCAATATAGCAACTATGTTCGGTAAAGAAAGGTTATATTTTCGACCAATCTCCAACATAGCCACTAGTGATCTGCTTGCAGAACCGATCTCTAACAATGAGACGGGTGAAGCATCAGCACCTTGTACAAAGAATCGTTTCGCAAATTCCAAACACCCAGTATTCTGGGATATTAGAGATTTGTGTATTCCGACTTTGACACCTATTTGGTTACAGAGACTTAGGTAGTTCCGCGCAACGATTCCGTTAGCAATAACGATATCATCACCAAGAACAGCATAATCTCTAAAACTTCCTACTAAATATCCCGCTCTCCGAGCCGCTAAAGCGACCATAATATGGTGCGTTAGAGCTAGCATTGCCCAACTAGACAATGCTCCCATCGGTTGCCCGACGGTATAGAGAACGTGAGAAGGATACTTTTGATCATAAGATCTAGGGTTATCCTTATTCTCCTTCGGAAGGTAGTATCGACGAATTACGAGTAAGTTCTTTCACTTTTCTCCAAAATCATCACCCATTAAATGATTAAGGATTAAAGCTTGCAACTGTACCGGTAACCGATCAGTAGCAGCAGAAAGATCATAGCATCAAAAAGACGTATGACCCTTCCCAATCAATTGCTTAATTGGAGCCAGCTGATCCTTGGTCCCATCGGTAGGTATAGACTCTAACACTTTAAAAAGTGAAAGATGTAATGGTTTTAACAACCATTGGGTTCAGCAATCAACCATTGCGAACACCCGAACCTTACCGGCAGGCTCATCCTTAAAGGACAATGCACCTAGGTGCACTGACGGCTCGAAAGCATTTTCATCTTTCTCGTCCCGCAAAACTAATCATTTAGCGGCTTTAAAGATACCTTCTATCCAATAAACTAATTTATTCTCAGGATCAATCTTCATTGAAACATCTTTAAAGAAAGATCACAGGATTAAATTTTGTCTAAGAGATAGAGCGGCTTTGGTCACTCCCAGGTAACTGGTAGAATTTTTCTCAGAGGTCCAACGAACCGTTGGAGACCCTTTAGAGATTAAAAAAGGTTTTACCGGAGCAAGGGTTTTCCGAAACTTCGCAGGCTCTCATCCAGTCCGATCCAAAAACAATTTACTCGTTTCTGTTCATTCCTTCAAAAAGTCACTGTTAAGTTCTACTCCCGGATCTATGATTGTCTTTAAAGACGTAATAGACGGATAAGATAGAACTCTATACAGAGAAAACAAGGAAAGATAAATCTTAATCAAACGAATATCGTTCTTTCGGATCCTCTCTCGGTGTATTCTAGGTATAATTCTCGGTAAACCACCCTTTGTGACGGAAGTACGAACCTTAGCAATAAGGCTTGTATCCCGAACAGGGTGACCGGCTACCGCTTGCATCAATTGGACGTTTCAAGTCTTAAGATTAAGAACAAGAAACTTTACCCCATTCCTTTTGTACAAACGATAAAAGGTTGAAATCATGACGAACACTAATCGCGTGGTTGATGGTGTGTTCTTCCCTAGGATCATATAGCTAATTCTATTGAATCAGTTTATAAGACCCCGTCCTGCTTTTACACAGAACATATCATGGAAAGTTTTCTTCAGTTCACTAAGCTGAGCGACGCTTAAAAAAGTTTTTAAATTTTTCATAGTGTCGTTCTTAAACGCTTGGACATAAGATTGTGACGAGGATTGCTCTGATCACGATCCCTAATTAAAGGAAATCGGATTAAGACTCTTTTGAATGTGTTAAGTAGTAAAACTACTGATATGACACGCCTTGTAATCCAGTATTACATCGGGAAGCCATATCCTAAAACTCGGGTTTACCCGCCGTTTGGATTTGCATCCATCAAAAGAAATCTATTGATCACTACCCCTAGCACCAGCTCGGGTACCATAATCTTATGGGAGTTTGCAATAGCCTGTAACCTAAAGTACTTTTCCATCTTCAGTTTCTCCTCCAATACAGGAAGAGGCTGCAGATACCCCTTTCAAGGGCCGCCATTGCTGGCGGGGAAGAAGTGCCATTTTATCGCTTTTGCGACCAATGTCACACTCCCTTTCTCTTCGCTTTCGCAAAGAAAGAAAGTTTCGCTCAGGAGCAACAAAACAGGATTATGAAATCCTACTCTATTGCCTTCTCGGCTTTAGAGAAAGAATACCTTTTCAG